ATGACTTTGACGACTTTAACTCCCAGCACAGTAGCCGGAACATGGAGCAAGTTTTGAAGGCGTGGTACGCTGTATTTGGGGCGGATTTGACATCTGACCAGCGGAGGTCGATGGAGTGGACTATTGCCGCCATGGAACACCAGTACGTCAAGTATAATGAGCTCGACAGGTTAGTCAAGATCAACGGGACCTTACTTAGCGGGTGGAGATTAACATCTTTCATGAACACTGTGTTAAATCGTGTTTATTTAATAGAAGCAGGCATCAGAGAACATGCTATATACAGCCTTCATAATGGTGATGATGTGTTTGCTACGATGCCAACTGTACACGACGCAGTTCGGGTAGTGAGAAAAGGTGAGCTATTAGGTGTACGAGCACAGCTAAGCAAAATGAATATAGGGACCATAGGTGAGTTCCTCAGGGTTGATAACCGAGCCAGAGTTAAGACTAGTGCTCAGTACCTCAGTAGAGCTGTGGCCACTGCTACACACGGGCGAGTTGAGTCAGCACCTGCTAACGACTTTAGAGAGCTGGTGAGATCTCACGACGCCAGAGCCAAGGCTATGATTGACAGAGGGGCAGTTAAGTCTCATGTCGACATGATACACAATAGACTGATACACTTTTCCACGTCCCTATTCGGGCAGGACAATAGGGTCGTCAAGTTAATGCGGGAAGCAGACAGTCTACAAGGTGGTTTCACAAATTCACGCGAGCTGAGAGCAGAGAGGATAGCGCGGAAGACTACAGAGAGTCAAGAAATAACCGACAATGCGTTCAGACCTATCTTGCCAGGCATACACGATTATGTACGGTGGATGGTCAAGAAGATAAGAATACCCTTCAAAGGAAGTTACGTTTCCAACGTATTCCATAAAGCCATTGACGCTTTGATAAGAAGGAAGATCCGTTACGAGATAGTAGTCGAAACGGTTCAGATGATGGGTCTGTACCTTAAGATCAAAGGGGCATGGAAAAGGTCTGCTTTCGTAGTGCCTATATCGCAGGCCAGGTCGCTGGGGTTCGTAGCCGTCAAGCAAATGGATGGGCTACCGAACACACCACTCAGGATAGCACAAGGCGCGCCTGACCCTATAGCCATGCTGGCCGCACTGCTTTCTTAGGTACAACTCCGACCGCTTAGGCGGTTTTACGGAGGCAC